TGAATAGGCTTGCTAGCGTTCAAGGAGAGGGCTGTCCTAAGTACCACATCCTACTTAAAGATATGGAGGCAGCTATTAAAGAGCGCGATAGAACAACTACCGCCTTAGATAAACGAATTGCTGAGCTAGAGCTGGATAAGAACCGAGTGTTATACGGTGTTATGGCTGTAGTGGGAACGGCGTTACTATCGTTAGTGGTAGTTGGAAAGAAGCTAATATGATTAGGGTATTAGGGGTGGTGCTGGGGGCTGTCCTAGCTCTCCCTAATACATGTACAACAACTATCTATACTATTGAGAGGGCTTTATACTATTCGGATGCCCAGCACTTACTAAATAAAGAGGAGGGATTTATGGCTATTTTTAATCCTATATACGAATTGACTCTTCGGCTTGAAGGGGGCTACAAGCTCCACCAAAACGCAACAGAGTCAGCTGTAACTTACGCTGGTATCTATAGAAAAGCTCACCCACATTGGGAGGGCTGGAAGTTCGTAGATGCTAAAGATATGGATAATCCAGAACTAACTAATGCTGTTATTAGGTTTTACAAAGAACAGTTTTGGAATAAGATTAGAGGCGACGAGATAGAGGATCAAGAGATCGCGAAACACTTGTTTGAGTTCGCGGTTAATGCGGGAGTTCCGACAGCTGTTAAACTACTTCAGCTGTGCGTTGGGGAAACACCAGACGGTATTGTTGGTAAAGACACGCTTAAGGCTCTTAATAGCTCTAATCCAACTGAAGTAGTTTATTGTTTTACACTAGCTAAAATTAAACGCTATAATGAGCTGGCTAATAAAGAACCAAATAAGTACGGTCTTTACCTAAGAGGTTGGCTCAATAGGGCGTTCGCGGTATTGGAGGCATCATGAGTCTTTTAGGGATAGTTCCTGTCATACAAGGAGTAGGACAAATTATTGATAATCTCCACACCTCTGATAAGGAGAGAATGGAGTTAGAGCTAGAGAATAAGAGGTTGGATGTATCGGTAGTTAATAAGGTTCACGATACTAACATAGCTGAAGCAAATCATAAGAGCTGGTTTGTAGCTGGATGGCGCCCGTCTATTGGGTGGGTAGCCTCGGCTGGGCTATTATACAGCTTTATCATATTCCCTATTTTCTTATGGCTAAATGCTGTTTGGGGATGGACAACGATACCGCCCCCAGCTCTAGATGACACAGCACTTATGAACTTAGTTATAGCGCTCTTGGGGCTTGGTGGTCTAAGAACATACGAAAAGACTAGGGGGGTTACTAAATGATTCCATTTATTGTAGCGGGGCTAGCGACTGGAGCTACTATCTATGGTGGTATTCAGTCGAACAGGAGCTTAGCTAAGTCAGCCCAAGCCAACTATGCTATGACCCTCCAAAACCTAGCCAGTAACTATAATAGACTAAAGCAACAAGGACAAGAGCTGTCAGCCCAAGCACGCCTAGAAGCCTCTAATGTTTATAGAGAGAGCTCTAGACAAATAGCCACTATTATAGCCTCGAGTGCTACTGGGGGGCTGTCTGGGGCTACGATTATGGCTAGGGCTACTAATGCTAAGCTTCAAGGTGAGATTCAAGCTGGGTCAGTCCTAGCAAAAGGAAACGCTGGTCTTGTAGAAATAGGGTATCAGTCTGAGAATGCTTATGAGCAAGCTTCATCTTCACTTAAGGCTACGGAACAACAAGTTAAAGCTAATATTAGATCTCCACTTTCATTAGCCGTGTCTGGTCTTATGGCGGGCGTTAGTGCCTACTCTGGTGCTAAGGAACTAATGGGGGCGGGGGCTACTACAACAGCAGTGTCGGGGGCTGGGGCTACAGCTTCAGCTAAAACAACAACATTAACCCCACTACAAAACCAGTACTTCAGTGCTAACTTAGGGTTTAACTAATTAGTGTTTACAGGAAGCTCTACAATCGATTTTATCTTTAGGTAAGGCTAAGGTATTACCAAAGAAAGATAATCGATTTTAGACCCCTTTCTGTGATTATATGAGGCATATATCAAATAAAACAAAGGAAAACAACAATGGCAGTATTTGAGAATACCCCATTAGGTCAAATGGGAGGAGCTACAGCCCGCCCCACTATGAGTAGTGGGAGTTCCCCCTTAATAGCTAATACCCAATTAGAACAGGATGTTAAAGGCGCTGTTACAGCACTACAAATGCTGGGTCGAGAGGCGGAAAAACAGCGCTATCAAGACGAGCAAGAGCGCACTAAAGCCTCTAGAGCCGAATACTTAAGGTTTATGACTGCTACACAAGAAGCATATAGTCAGTTAAATAAGAACTTTATTCAATATGATGCTGAAGGTAATGTTGTTTATGTGGCTAGCGAAGAAGAGAAGGGCGAGGTTTATAAACAGTTTAAGGAAACACAATCTAGGGCACTAGCTGAAAACCCCAATATTATTGATGAACACAAACTACAAGCCGAGAATATTTGGTCTAAACACATCACTGATGAGTTATATAAGCTTGAGGGAATAAAACAGCAAAAAGAGATTAAAGCTGATATTGATAATATTGTTAGTATGTACGGAATCTCATTGGCTGAGGGGTTTAGTCCAGACACATATATTAAATCTCACAGCGAACTTGTTGGGCTCGGTGTTGGGAGGGCGGAGGCTCAAGCACTACTATTAGGACAAGCCAGTAAGTTTTACGAGACTAAAGCGAAAGCGGCTAATACAGCGGCAGAAATTGGTGTGATTAGGCGGGAGATTAACTCATTTATTTCAAGCGATAATACAGAGATACGGAATTATGCAACCAAAAACCAAATTGGAACTGTATTATTTGGATACCTTGAAGACAAACTAGATCGCATTTCTAAACAAAAAGAAGCCGAGTATAAAGACAATATCTATAAGCAGTATAATACTGCAATGATTGAAGCTACAGCGGGTAATTTAGCGCCACTACAAGAGCTCCTAAAAGATAAAAATTCTATGTCTGTCCTTGGAATTGGTGTGTTTATGCAGGGTAACAGAATGGTTTCTGGGGATAACATAGCTCGTTTAGTAGCGGCTGGAAACTTAGAGGGGGCTTATGATTGGATTGATAAGAATGTTAATCTGACACAGCAGGATGAGGCTATCTCCCTAGCTAATACTATTCACAGCCAGCGAACAGCTATTCAGATTAATGAAGCGTTTAGGAATAAAGACATTGCAGCTTTAGAGAACGCTCCCCTTAATGGAGAGCAAGCCAAAGCTTTAATCCAACTAAAGATAGAGCAGGGCGCCCCCCTCAAACCATCAGAGATGAAGGTATATGCTAAACACTATTCGGATACACTAAAGACAACATCAAACCTCCAAGAGATAGTGAGCCTTGGTATGGATGTTACCGCTAAAGGTTTAAACAAGTTCATGTCAAGTGAAGATAGAACAGAGTTTGTAGTGGCAGATGCTATTTCTAAATCCTTTGCCCCTGAAGCAGCGCAACGGGTTTATGATATTTATAAACAAGGTAATGTTGATCCAGAAACTAAGAAAGAGCTAGCAAAGAAAATGCGAAACATGAACAAAGCGGGTCAGGTCTATTACAATACGCTAGAGCCAGCCTTGATTCGACTGCCAGTTGGTATGTATAAAGAGGTGATCAAGTCTATTAAGGTTGAAAAAGAGGCTGGGGTTGCTATTATTGGAAACATTGGTACATTAAGTGTAGACGCGGTTAAGCGTGTTTACGATCTAAAAGGTGGGGATGCAATTACAGGGAGGGCTGACGGCGGTATTGAAGTTATTAAAAACAATGTGTCATTTACTCTCCCTAAAGAGAATGCTGTATTTTTCTCTAAAAACGCAGTTCTAACAGCAGAAGATACAGGTATTGTAGATGTAGCTAGAAAAGCAGCTGGGGGCGTGGTGCCAGCGACTGCAAAGCTGCTCCTTGCAAGCACTAAAAGTGAAAAGCTAGATGATAAGTTGTTAATAGCTATTAGAGCCTCTACTGTAGCCACAACAGCTAAAGAATCTTTTAAGACAGCTTTCAGAGGAGTGGATATTGAGCCTGATGTAGATATGGCAGAGCTTCTATCCTTGTACGCGAGCTCGTCTACCGCCAAAAAAACTATTATTGAGTTAACTGACAAAGCTCGGCGTATAAACAAAGCTGTTACAACGGATGATCTATTGCTTATTAAACTACAAGCTAAGGCAGGTGAACAATGAGTTTTGGTAGATGGTTGGATGATGTTACAAACAACTTACCAACAGTGAGTTTAATTAATATGTTGAATGAGAGCAACGATATTAGAGGGCTTAATTCTGAGGACTGGGCTGAAATAGACGAACTGAAGAAGAAAAAAGAATACTCTAAAATTAACTTTGACTCTATCAAAACCAAGGGCGAGTTGTATAACGCTGTGTCGGCTGCTGATGCTAGAAACGCTAGGGACGAGGCTATGGTTAGGGATTATGGGACTGTTGGCGCCTTTGCTACTAATATGGTATCAGAGCTCATTGACCCAATCGGGCTGCTTACAGGTAGCATCGGTGGGGTAGCAGCTAGGGCTGCTGTTCGTGGCTCTATGACAGCCGCTAAAGCCTTAGCGTTTGGTTCTATTAGTGGTTCTGTTGATGGTATTACTAACACCATTGCTATGCAACACATCCGACATGAAAAGACTGACTATGAAGAGATTGCAGCCGCAGCTGCATTTGGGGCTGTTCTTGGGGGCGGTTTCGGTTATGGACTACACGCCCTCTCTGATACTATTCGTGACATTCCGATACAGAAGCGAGTTCCACTAGCCGATGAAATAGCTGACAGTATTGATAATAAACCAGTACTCAGAGGCGGTGTTTTAGACATACCCAATACACCTGATGTATCTATAAAGGACGCGCCACGAGGGGTTACCGAGCACAACTATATGACTGATGCAGTAGTTATTAGGTATGGTGATACAACAACCCCAGCAGAAGCTCATTATGCCCTTAACCACAACCTAGCTCTTATTGAGCGTAATTATAATAAAGGCGATATCAGTCTTGATGAAGCAAAGCGCTTAAAAGAAGAGGAGCTTAATCGTTATGCAGGCAAAGCGCCTGACCACGAGGCGACTAAGTACACCGATATTGAAGCTCCTAAAGGGGCGTTTAGTGACGGCTTTGAAGAGGGGCTTAATGCCCCCAACCTAACTTTATCAGAAGTAACAGCTAGGGCTTTCAAAAACAATGTACCAGAAATATTTAATCACCTTCTTGGTCTTGCTGGTGACACCCCTATAAGAATTGTCAGAGCCCCTAAGACGGGCGATAAGGCTTATGGGGGGTATGTTCGGAATCGGAATGGGTCTATTGAGGCTGTTCTTGTTAGAGACGGTAGGGACTTAAGGCGAACACTAGTGCATGAAGTTGCACATGCCGCAATGATCAAAGGGGTCAGTCGGCAGATAGGGGATGAACTCTACTTATTAAAAGAAATAATGGATAATGAGAAACTGTTTGCTAAGCTTCAACCAAAGCAACAATCAGCTTTAATTGAGCTCGAACGGATGCGGGAAGCCCTGCTACCTAACCTAACTAGTAGAGAAGCTAGAAACATTAAAGACAATGTCGATGAGTTTATTTCAGACGCCCTTTCTGATCCTAATATTATAACAAAGATGAAGAAAATTAAGTGGGACAACACAACACTCTTTAATAGGCTTGTTGAGGTATTTGCTGACATACTTGGTTTTACAGAGAAGCCCAGTATGTATAACGAGTTTATACGCCAGTTTACAGAACTTATTGATCCAATTCACACCCAGAAGATTGATCCTAAAACACTTTCTTACAAGGCTGTAATCGGTAATGTTGACAAACAGACGCTCGAACGAGACACCAGAGAGCTTTTAATGTCTACAGGTGTTGTTAGTGACGACCTACAAATTGATTTCTCTAAAAGGGAGTTAAAGCGAAAAGCTAAGGGGCTGGTTCCACTTAGTGGGTATGCTGATTATGATCGCGTACCTAGATTGGCAGATCAGTTTACTATTACTGCATCTTCAGACCTGTTTAAGAGCCCATATAATGCTGTCAGACAGTTCATCAGTGAATTTACTAGACCTACAACAGGAAGGCTTATAGACTCATCAGGCGCCCTCGTGGACGGTTCACTCCATAATGTTCGTAATACTATCGAAGTTCTACGAAAAGATAGTTTAAAACTGGGACGGGCATTAGAAGATTCATACGAGGCTTTTAAAAAAGAAACAGGTGAAAGGCTATCTCTAGAAGAATATTGGGAGAGGACGGAGAAAAGCTTTAGAGATGCTGTATCTGAAGTTGAGCAGCGGGCTATTAACGAAGTTGATGTTGCATCAATTAGAGCTAGGGCAGAAGCCGCGCACCCTGAGCTCGGCGCGGATTATAATGCTATGGTTAAAGAGCAGGTGATTGAAGCCTTTAATAAGGCAAAGGCACAGCAGAAATACACATTTAATAGCGGCAATAAGCATATAGATGCTTTCAATACCAAGCGGGCTGAGTACTATGAGGCCAAACTTAGGCAGGGTAAAGAAGCAGGCATACCTGTGTTTAAAGCTATACAAACATCTGTTGGTTATCGCCCGCAGACACTCGCTAAACATAAGGTTGCTGGGGCTGGGTCACAAGCCAGCACACGCCTAGCACAAGCGATGGCTAATCACCCTATCAACAAAGCCTTAGGGAAGACAGCAGCCGATTTTGAAGATGAAGCTACAGTACTATTAGCTCGCTTACAACAGCTGGATGAGCTAGATATTGCTAGTGGCGATCTTCGTGGAGATGGAAATATGCTCCAACATAGAGATATGTTTATAAACCTCCCTGACATTGAAGACTTACTAGATACGAGTTACAAATCTGTTTACCTATACGATAGAGGGTTAAATGGTAAGATAGCTATGCAAGCACACTTTGGGGTCTATAAGAAAAGTGACTGGTCTAAAAAGCTTGATGAGCTCGATACCGTCATCTCAGCCGAGGGGGCGTCGGTGAAAGAGCGCCAGCAAGTTAGAAAACAACTAAATTATTTCTATAATGAGGCTTTGGGTTACAACAGTATTATGAAAGATAGGCACAGTACATCTAGCACGCTAACTAGATTAGCCTTAAAAACAAACTATATTAATTTTGGCGGGGGCTTTGGGGCGAACCAATTAGCTGAGTTCACTAGCTTCTTCGCTAGACACGGTATATTTGATACTCTATCAACTATAATTAAGACTGTTAGGCGTAACCCAGCTTATAATACACCTGAGTTTCAAGAGATGCTTCTGACATTAGGTGCGGTTGGTGATAACCAAACGCTTAGAAACCTAGCCTTCAATGATATTGGTAGTGGTGAACATCGGTATTTAGCTAGTTTAGAACGACTTGCTGATAAAGGATCTAGCTTTATGGCTAAAGTATCACTTCTAGACCCTATTATTAAGTATCAAGAGGCACTAGGAGCTACAATATATTGGAATAAAGTTGCTAAAGCTGTAACCGCTATAAGAGCTCAGAGACCCACTAACAAGGTAGATATGAGGGAGTTAAATAGACTTGGTGTAAGTGCTGATATGCTTCAACAGCTAGCTAGGGAACGCGCCTTTGATGTTAGAGGGGGGGCTGTTGTGTCCTTTAACCTTCCCAAATGGTCTAATCCAGCCTTGTTTGATGCATTTGAAAAAGGAATGCTAGAAAATAGTAGGTTTACAGTTATTAAAGCAGACGGATGGGATCTGCCAAGAGGACTAACTCCTAGTGATAACAAGTTTGTTCAGCTTATGGTTCAGTTTCTAAGGTTCCCAATAGCTAGTCTTGAGCGAAGTTTTTTAACTGTAGATACACCAAGAGCTTTTCTTGGTGTTGGTCTAGGTGCCCCATTAGTGGCTACCATTGCCTTGCTGCGTGAACAAGCTGCGCTAAGTCTTGGTCTTATTGAGAAGGACGACGCTAAGTTTGACATTAGCAACGATGACGAAGATTTCTCAGCCACTAAGCGCCTTCTAGCCCACTCTCTAATGCGCCTTCCAACATCAGCAGCTTTATCCGCTGTAGCCGAGAAGGCTGGTGGGACACTAACTAAAGGCGCAGCCGAGTCTATAGGACTTGATGAAGAGTTTATGCAAGCTATTAATATTAGACAACAGCATAACATTGCTGGGGTAGTAGGGGGCGTTACAGGTAGTAGGCTACAGAGAATATGGGGCGCCTTATCTGACATACAAGATGGTGAAGTTACAGAATCTACTATTAATACAGCTACTAGCTTAATCCCATTTATTACCCACCCTGTTATGTGGGCTATGACTAAAAAAGCACAACAATCACTAGAAGAATAACACTCTCTAGGAAGCTCTACAATCGTTTTTAATGCTTAGGCAATACCTGAGTACCCCTAAAGTGTTTTGAACGATTTTAGACCCCTTTCTGAGCTTCCTAGGGGTATATAATAAATAAGGAGAGATATGAAAGCAAGCTTAGACAAACTAAACACACTTCATGACAAGATAGCCGATAGGTTTTTAGCTATGTTAGAAAATGAAGAAGTAGCTGCTAAAGACCTAGCTATTATAGTTAAGTTTTTGAAAGACAATGACATAACAGTTGATGTGCTCGAGAGTGCTCCTGTGCAAGATATTATTTCTTCCATGAAAAAGAATGCAGTTGCTTATGATGACTTAGATGATCTGTTAGAGAGCTGCTAATTAGTGTATGCTTAATAATGATGCTAGAAGGGGTCTAAAATCGATTTTAATACTTTAGAGCTACATCGGTATTACCTAAGAGAGATAATCGATTTTAGACCCCTTCTAGGAGTTTCTAGAGGCATATCTATAATTAAGCCTAGGCTTCTAGGTTTAACAATAGATATAAAGGAGTTAGATGATTGAGATAGATAAGCTGGTTAATAGCTACCCCCATTATGTTAAGTATGTATGGGAACAGATTAACTTACCGCCTCCTACTAGGATGCAGCTAGAGATAGCTATGTTTCTACAAGAGAACAATAAACGAATGATCATTCAAGCCCTTCGTGGGATAGGAAAAACCTATCTAACAGGAGCCTATGTTACTTGGAGATTGTTACGCAATCCTGATGAGAAGGTGCTGATTGTTTCTCAGAGTGGGGCGCATGCTCAAAACATTGCAACATTCATTAGAAACTTGATTAGTAGTTGTCCAATACTACAACACCTACAACCTAGACCAGACCAAAGAGATAGTGTTATCAGCTTTGATGTTAATGGTTGTAATGTGTCTGTTCAGCCTAGTGTTAAAGCCCTAGGTATTACCAGTCAGTTACAAGGTAATAGAGCTAGTCTATTGATTAGTGATGATGTTGAAGGTCAACAGAATAGTGCTACGGAGATACAGAGAGCTAAGCTGCTAAATAGTGTGGCTGAATATGAAGCTATCCTTATGACTAAGGACGAAGCACAGATTATCTACCTAGGCACGCCTCAGTCTGCTGAGTCAATCTACTCTAGGTTGAATGATAAAGGCTATAAGACTAGAATATTTCCAGCTAGGTATCCTGAGACTCTAGATAACTATAAAGGTCAACTAGCTCCTTATATCTATCAAGCCCTCCTTAAAGACCCAGACCTAGTTGGTAAACCTATTGATAAGAGGTTTACTGAAGTTGAGCTTCTACAAAGAGAAGCGAGCTATGGACAATCTGGGTTCAGGCTTCAATTTATGCTTGATACTACTCTTAGTGATGCTGATAGGTATCCACTAAAGCTTAAGGACTTCATTGTTACTAGTTTAGATAAGACACAAGCTCCAACTCATATCAGCTGGTCTGGTATGCAGGGGAATGTTCTACATGAACTAGCTAACCTAGGCTTTACAGGAGATAGATTCCATAGTCCTCTGGTAGTTAGTGATAAGTTCACTGACTATGATGTTAAGTATATGGCTATTGACCCAGCTGGAAGAGGTAGCGATGAAACATCCTACGCTATTGTTGGTACTGCTAATAGTATGGCTTATGTCCTAGATGTAGGTGGGTTTAGTGGTGGATATAGTGAGGAGACACTTACTAACTTAGCTCTAAAGGCTAAGGAGTATAAGGTGAATTGTGTCTATGTTGAAGAAAACTTTGGTGATGGTATGTATGGAACTCTACTACGACCTGTTATTAATGCTATCTACCCTTGTTCCTTAGAAGGGTTTAAAGTCTCTGGACAGAAGGAAGTAAGGATATTAAATATCATCGAGCCATTACTAAGTCAACATAGGTTAGTAATAGATTATGGGTTATTAGCTGCTGATATTAAGTCAGCATTAGAGTCTAATAAGATTGAGTATAGCCTATGCTATCAGTTAACTCATTTAACTAGAGATAGAAATAGTTTGATACACGATGATAGGGTCGATGTCTTAGCTATGGTATTGAGCCGAGTGAAAGACATGGTGTCTTTAGCTGTTGATGAGGCTATCTCTCTTCATAAACAACAAGAGCTAGACAAAGAGTTAGATCGAATAAATGACTTCTTCAGTAGAACTCTGGGAAGACATACAAAACATAGAGACAACTATATAAATTATTTAGGGTTTTAGATTGTTTAGAGGGGCTAAAAATGCCTAAAAACGACTTAAAATTTTTTAACAAAAATAACGCACTCTAGCCCCGTGTACAAGGGGGCTGTAGCGTTTTTCTGCATCCACTAGGGGGAGAGGGGGGTAAAGCTAGTATAGCTTCCTGTTTTTTAGACAATCAAAACTACTATAACTCTCCCTCAGTTGTTAAACATTCTTTATATGTTTAATTAGATATGATAGACGGTTATTTAGCTGTGTTTAGAGTGCTCTATATGATAGACGGTTATTTAGCTGTGTTTAGAGTGCTCTAAGGAGCTTAAGATTACTACTTCTACTACTCCTTCTTTATTAGCTGGGTAGGGCTAGGGTTATGTTAAGCTGTGTTTAGCTTGATCTAACCTGGGCTCATAGATGCTTGGTGGGTAGCTTTAGGTATGTTAATGGTACTAGATGTATGCCTAGTGGTCACAAGTTGTGACTCCTTAGGATGCAAAAGTGTATCAAAAATATGTTTTGGGGTGCTCAC